AGCCAAAGCTTTTGTATAACGAGCAGACAAAGAGTCATACAAGTTATCTTCGATAGCTTCTTCAGTTAAGCTGAAGCCCAAAGCAATTGTTTCGTGGTTGTAACGTGCAGTCCAAGCTTCTTGGCCGTTGTCATAAGCGATGGCAGAACCCTCGTTTTTAACTGGAGCAGCTGAGAAACCAGACAATTTTGTTTCTTCTTCAAAAGAACGTTCAGAAGTCTCTGTTTCATAGATTTCTTTATGTTCTTCACCGTAGCGAGCGTATTCCAAACCGAACAAAGCGTTCAAGCCCGGTAGTAACTCTTTTAATAACTGAGCGCGTGAAATTGCCATTTATGACTCCTTAGATGCCAGCAAGTTGTTGATAAGAATGGTAACCGAAGTTAAATTTAACAATCACTTCGAAGAAACCAGCTGAAGTGGCTGTGTCAGGCACTAAGTCAACTACACGCATTGGCAAGCCAGCGGTATCACCGTTAGCGTAAATACCAATTTTAGAGTCACCAGTTACAGTTGAACCTGTATTCAATACCAAAGCTACGTTGTTACCCAATGTAGTTTGTGACAAAGCAACAGGTGTCAAACCAGTAGTATTGGCAGTGTCACCAACAGATACTACTTTATACAACGCATCTGGATCATCAGAGATGTATGCAACAGCATCAGTTACGCCAGAAGAATAACCGGGCCAGTACTGAGAAAACAATTTTTGTTTTGTGACAGGGTTTGTATATGAACAACCTAAGAATACACCAATAACACCGCGGACAGAGCCAGTTGTTTGTGCAGCTAAAGTTGAAACAATGATAGTACCGTCAGAACCAATCTGGATAACGTCACCGTTAAAAATAGCAGTGTTATAGCTAACACTTGAAGTGGTGATTGGTAATTGACGAGTAGCGCCAGCAAAGACTTGACCGCCGATCAAATTGATCGGTTTTAAGCCATATGGGGCTGGGACTGAAGGATATGCAGCCATTTATAACTCCTAAATGAATAAATTAAGCACCTTTACCAAAGCTTGTTGATGACTTACGTTCTCTAAATAGAGGCATACGCGCATCGCTTTGGCGCATCAGACTATTGTCTACAGCATCCGCTTGAGCCTGTGTTTGACCGTTGAAATATTCATTTCGTTGGGAAACAAACTCTTCTGGTGTTTTGCAAAGCAATAATCCACCGATCTCGATATTGTCTTTAAACCGACTATTCGGATCAACTAGCATTTGGAACTTGGGTTGTTCTTCAATACGAACTGGCTCCCAGCCTTCACGTAGTTTGGACGAAAGGTTACGAGGGTCGGCGTTGTTCAAGGTTGAGACACGTACCCATCTATAAGCGAAACCAGCCTGTTTGTCTGGCTCTGGTAATGTTTCAGGTAACTGCCATTGTTTTGGACGTTCCTGCATTACGCGGGTTTCTAGTTCACGGTTTGATCTATTTTGTGCAGTCATTATCTTTTCTCCAATTTCATAAGTTCTCTTGCATAAATTTCAGGCGTTAACCCCAGTTTCTTTGCCAACTGGACCTGACTTGTACTGAGCCTAATTTTGTTGGAAGCTGTACTGCGGGTAGCCGGAGCAACAACCGTATTTGGTTTTGCCTTTGGTTCCCCAAAATGCTCACTAAACCGCTTGCGCATTGTTTTGTCCAATGTGCTGTAATATTCATCAGAGCCTGCTTCAACACCGCTGTTTACAAGTTTTGTGTGTAAACCTAGTGCTGCTGCTGTCATTTCCTCATCTTGCCCAAACCATTTGTTGCGTTCTTGCCACGCTTGAGCTTTTTGGTCTGGTTGTACTACTTGAGGTTGTACGGCACGTGACTCTTCACGTTGGCTTTGTACAATATCTTCAGGTTCTTGTAAAGGAGTTTCCTTTAAATTGTTAGCACGGATTAAATTTAACTGTGCTAAATTCATTTTTTCCTGTGCTGAAATTACACCATCAGTGTCGCCAGACTCATAAGCTTCACGATATGCGCGTTTCGCGGCATCCATTTCCATCTGTGCATTAGACTGCGCAGTAGTGATGTATTCCTTTTCGCCTGTTGCATAGGCAGAGCGCAACTTTTGGTTTTCCGCATAAAGTTTTCTAGCTACAGATAACGCTTCTTCTTGCTCTCTAGCTAACTGTTCTTTAGCTCTACGTTCATCGTGCCAAACTTTTTTAAGTTGCTTCAGCTTTTGTTTAACGCCTTCATCGTATTCCTCAAGTTCATCACGGTCTAAATCATCCGCAATTTCTTTAGGCATAGGTTGACGACCTCGGTCTTCTTCCGGTGTGTCATCTTCAATCTCAATTTCAATATCAAGATCAGGAGACTGATCTTGCTCATCAGGAAATTTAAAATCCTCTTGTTCGTAAGCCATATATCACTCCTTATTTACGTGTAATACCGCGTGGGTCATCGACCACCGCTTCAACAACATCATCATTGATTAATCTAAATTCTCGACCGTGAATTAACAGTCTCGAACCAGAGTTAGGTCTAACTAATACAAAGTCACCTACTTTGCACCAAGCACCACTTGGGAATTTAGTTTCGTCTTTGTACGCATCAGGGCCCATAGCCACAACGAATAAAACAGTTGTTAAAACTTCTTCGTTTTTAAGGGTAACATCGGCCTTTAAAAGCCCACTGTCGAACTCCTTTTCAGCTTCTGGGATTGCACATAAAATATGGTACCCAGAAGGTTTAGGTAGTTGAGATGCCTTTTCCTCGTTAGTTGCCCCAAGGTCAACAGCACCAACTACTTGCGGTTTATTGGGGTTTGTAGCCAATAAAATTTCAGTCATCAGAGTTCTCCACTCTATCTTGCAGGCTTATAGTTAAATCTCTAGCAATGAGTAAGCCTCGTACCTCACCACAGAGTCTTCTGTATTCTTCAAAGCTATCCGCCTTTCCTTGGCAGATTGCTGTCTGAATCAGTTCTATTTCTTCGTTGATTTGTGCAACTAAGACTTCAAACGCATCCATTAATCACCTTTTGTCGGCTTGTGTTGTTTTTGTGCTTCCAACGTTGCTGCTGTTTTCAGAGCATCAATCGCCGCTTTCTGGTTATTGCTACGTTTCTGTTCAGTAATTTGTGCTGCCGATTTAAGTGCCTCAGTTTTTAACTTAGCAGCATCGCTATCACGTTTAGCCGTTACTTGTGCTGCAGATTTTAAAGCATCAATTTTTTGTTGCTGTGAAGCTGTGCGTTCTTGTGCTGCGATGCGCTCGCGTTCAACCTGAAGTTGCTGGGCTTTAAGCTGAATATCCGCTTGATCTTTCTGTGCTTTGCGTTGTTGCTCTTGCTGTTTAAGCTGCAACTCTTGCATCTGCATTTGAACCAATGGGTCTTGCATTTGTTGTTGGGCTTGTCGTTGTGCAGCTTCTGCTTGGTTTTGCTGTAGTAACTGCTGCGCTGCCTGAGCTAACAACGGTGATAATCTTGCTTCTGCTTCAGGATCCATATGAGTATCTTCACCTGATTCATCTTGTTGAGGAGGCAATGCAAAACCTAACTGTTGTTCAATCTGTTTGCGGTATTCAAACCCTAAATGTTCAGCAATGTGCGCTTGCGCTGCTGCTGCAATCTGTTGTGCCGCTGGATTACCTTGTAATAACTGCTGAATTTTTGGATCCTGCATAGCTGTCATATGCACTTGGATATGTGCTTGATGGTCTTGGTTTAAAAACGCTTTGACAGGTTTCATCGCCAATACATTTTGATTTTCAGTAATCGGATCTAATGGCTTCATGTCCTCAGCCATCGGCACTAACTTCTGAGCGTCTTTAATACCTAATACGTCCAACATCTGACGATGTAGTAACGGCATGTTATAAATCTGAGGCGACTGCTGAGCCAGCTGCAATACCGCTTGGTACTGAACAATCTTCTGCGCCATTGTAGAGGCGTTTGGATCAGATACAGGGATAACGTCAACCATCGAGTAGTCAGAGCGTTTAGCTTTTCTACTACCTGTATCTGGCTCGTAGTTGTAGTCTTCTGGCGCATACGCTGCAATGATTCCTTTTAATAGAACCAATTCTTGCTTAAAGCTATAGTGGATACGCGCTTGAATTGCGCTCATCGACTTCAGAGTGCGCTCTAAAATAGCCAGCGTGGTGCCTACAGGCGCTTGTCCTGACATATCAGAAATCTGTAAGTCAGCCGCGTTAGCAAACCGTCTACCTTCATCAACAATTTGCCCTAATAATGCCATCAATGTTTGGCTAGGCTCTTTATATGGCAACGGAATCATATTGTCCCTCATTGCCCCACTTGGTACGTCTACATCACGCCATTCACCCGGTGCTATCGGTGTATCATCACCTTTAATACGCATGCCTCTAGCTTTGAAGCCACCCGGGAGGTTAGACAATGTACCTGCATCCACAAGCTGTCTAATAAGAGAAGTACCAGACTTAGCAAAAGCGCCAACAAGATGGATAAGACCAAAACAATAGAAACCAAAACCCGGTACATAGCCGTAATGCACAAAATGCTGACGTTTTTGATAAGACTCATCGCCTTCTTCCCAGTTTCTGCGAATTGCTAATATGGTGTTACTGCCCTTCTCAATAGTCACCACGTAAGGTAGTGCAATACCTGTAGCTTCACCGTCTTCTTCATGCTCAAAACCCGGCAAATCGAGGTCAACGTGCATCTCCAATACCTTGTATCGGTCATCAGATGTCGCTCTAAAACCCATCTTTTCAGCAATTTTCTTCTCAACTTCATCCAAAGCATTATCTGGCTCACCCAAATCAACATCTCTATAGAAGCCAGCTACCTGCAAACGACGCAAATCGTTCTCAGTCTTACGCATTACATGGGTTACACGCTCTGCTTGCTCTAGATTCATC